TTGCCAAGACTACTGGCGCGTGTCCTGGACCGCCTATGTCGAGGAGCCGATGTTTCGTTTGTCGCGCAAGGTGGCGCGGATGCGGTCAATCGCTCATGGTCGACCGGGCCGGAGCAGACGGCGGCGGATTATCAGTATTGAGCCCACCGATAGCGTACCCGTGCGATGCATTGAGGTTGATTCGCCCAACCATCTTTACCTCTGTGGGAAGGGCTGGGTTCCCACGCATAATACCGAGGCAGGCAATAACTGGCTCGGCTACATCCTACATCATGTGCCAGCGCCGGTGCTGGCGGTGCAGCCCACTGTGGAACTCGCCAAGCGCTTCTCGCGCCAACGCATTGATCCATTGCTGGAGGAAACACCGGCGCTGCGGGAACGCGTAGCACCTGCTCGCGCGCGGGACAGCGGCAATACCATGCTGTCCAAGGAATTCCCCGGCGGCATTCTGGTGCTGACGGGCGCCAATAGCGCGGTCGGGCTGCGTTCCATGCCGGCCAGGTTTTTGTTTCTGGATGAGGTGGACGCCTATCCCGGAGATATCGAAGGCGAAGGCGATCCGATTGCACTGGCCGAGGCCCGGGCACGCACTTTTGGCTGGCGTAGGAAAGCTTTTCTGGTGTCAACGCCGACCATCGCCGGGCGCAGCCGGATTGAACGGGAATACGGGGCCTCGGACCAGCGGCGCTTTTTCCTGCCCTGTCCGCAATGTGGCGCGATGCAATGGCTGAAATTCGAACGCCTGATCTGGGAGAAGGGCGACCCGCGCAGCGTGCGCTATCATTGCGAGGATTGCGACACGCCGATTGAGGAGCATCACAAGACCGCCATGCTCGCTGCCGGCGAATGGCGACCAACCGCAGCAGCGGAGAACCCGCATACGATCGGCTTTCACATCTCGGCGCTGTATTCGCCGGTCGGCTGGCTGTCCTGGGAGCAGATCGCGCGCGATTGGGAAGCCGCGCAGGGCAAGGCCGAGGATCTAAAAACCTTCCGAAACACCGTACTCGGCGAGACCTGGCAGGATCGTGGTGAGGCACCGGATTGGGAACGCCTGGTGGAACGGCGCGAGGATTTCCGTCTTGGCGTGGTGCCGCATGACGCTCTGGTGCTGACGGCGGGCGTCGATGTGCAGGATGACCGGCTGGAATGCGATATCTGGGCCTGGGCAGAAGGTTATTCCTCCTGGCTTGTGGATCACATCGTCATTGCAGGCAGCCCGCGTGAACGCGCGCCCTGGGATGCGCTGGCAGACCTTCTCGCGCGCGATTGGCCGCGGGCGAATGGCGGCGCGATCCGCATTGCCAAGGCGTGCGTTGACACGGGCGGGCGCGATACGGCGGCTGTTTATGGCCATCTGCGGCGCCTGCGCGACCCGCGCATTGCGCCGACCAAGGGGGTTGATGGTTGGAACCGCGCGCAACCGGTGCAGGGCCCAACGCCCGTTGATGCGCTGGTGGATGGGCGGAAGCTGCGGCGTGGCCTGAAGCTTTGGACCGTGTCGGTTTCGACCTGGAAGGTTGATCTTTATCGCCGGCTTTGGCTCGGGCGTGGGGAGGCGGCGGAATTCCCGCCCGGCTGGGTGCATTTGCCGCAGGGGATTGAGGTTGAATGGGTCAAGCAGTTGGTGGCGGAGCACCTGCACCAAGTGAAGGATCGGCGCGGCTTTGTGCGCCAGGAATGGGCGAAGCTGCGGGACAGGAATGAGGCGCTGGATTGCGCGGTGCTGGCGCGCGCGGCGCTATGGTTGCTGGGCGCCGATCGTTATGGCGAGCGTTTCTGGCAAAGGCTGCGTGAGGATATCGCCAATGCACCGGTGGAGATGTTGGAGCATCCCCGGCCTGAGCCAGCGCCCAATCCGGACCCACCGCCGCTCACGCGCCGGCCTGGCTGGCTGGCGCCGCGTAGTGGTTGGTTGCGGTGATTACTTTCGGGCGATCTGCTAAATTGAGATACTAGAAAGCGGTAACCGCTCGCCCCCAAATTTGGTATCGAGAGCCGCAGGCTAGGAGGTACAAGTTGGTGACTGAGACGTCCATTTCACTCGATGACTATTTCACCAATTTCGTCGAGAAGCAGGTACAAGCCGGGCGCTTCGCTACAGCCAGTGATGTTGTGCGGGCTGGTTTGCGTCTTCTGGAAGAGCAGGAGGCCAAGGTAACGGCGCTTCAGCATGCGCTGATTTTCGGTGAGGAATCCGGCCAACCAGCCCCGTTTGAAAACGCTGCATTTCTCAAGCGAATGCGCAACAAAAACGCAGGATAAAAACGGGAAATGCTGGTCCCTGGCCCCGCTTTGGCGCTAAAACACTCTTGGTCAACTGTATCAATCTACCGTCACGGAAGAACACCCGCATGCGCCTTTGTGTGATGACAGCGTTGATTTCAATCGCAGCCGGTTCTGCCATGGCCCAGGGCTTTAGCGTGCCTGGCCTGGGCGGTCAGGGTGGCAGCGCGACAGATGCGCTGCGCGGTGCTTTTGCCGAACAGACGCCGGAACAGCGCCGCGCATTTTGCGGCCGCGTCGCGCAGGCGGCGGCGAGCTGCGGCACGATCGAAATGGCCGCCTTGTCGGCCTGCCTGATCCGCACCCTGCCTGCACAAGATTCTGCCCGCGTCGCGCGCGTTGCCAATGCCACGCGCGGGAATGTCGGCGGGCTGATCCAGGAATGCGGCATCACCTTGGGCCGCTGAACACCAAAGCGGACCACCGCCGCGGCTATCAGCCGCGTTGACCCAATTCCGGAGGACAATATGAGTAACGGGGAACTCCACGCGCGCGAGCGCGAGGATTTGGCGCTGCACGTCGAGCGCTGTGCCGAGCGCTACACGGCGGTGCGCGCGGAGATTTGCGGCCTGCGCAAGCAGACACGCCGCATTGAGGGCGCGATATGGGGCATCGTTGCTGTGCTTATCGCGCTTGGCGCGGGTGGGGCGCAGATCCTGCCGATCCTGCGTGCCCTCTCGCGCGCCGCTGGCGGGTGATCCGCCTTGGATCCCGCAACCCTCGCCTGGGCGCTGGCGCAGCCTGTGGGTAGCCGCGCTGCCGTGCTTGTCGCTGCCTTCACTGGCGGCGTCACGCGCGTGACCTTCGAAGGCCGCACGGTGGAATACCGCAGCCTGGATGAATTGGCCCGCGCCATTGCTGCGCTTTACGGCGCGGAGAACGCCGCCGCGCGGCGGCCGGGCGTGACGCTGGTACAATTTTCTCGTTTGGGGTGAAAAGTTTTGACGGGTTCTGCCTTGCAAGAAGGTTTTGACCGGGAAGACGCCTTACCTCGCGCTCTCGGGAGTTGAAAATGTATCCCAAACGTGCCACATTGCCTCGCAAGGAGATTGGCCATGAGCAAAACCGCAATGATCCGTGCCCGCATGGAGCCGACCCTTAAGGTCGAAGCCGAGGCTGTGCTGGCTCAGGTCGGGCTCAGCCCAACCGAGGCAATCCGTTTGTTTTATCGTCAGGTTTCACTTCAGGGCGGTTTGCCCTTCGAGGTACGGATTCCGAATGCAGAGACACGCGCCGCAATCAAAGAGACCCGCACAAGCAAGAAACTCAAAACCTTCAAAAGCGCTGCTTCTCTCATACGGACAGTTGATGCGTGAAGGCGGTAAAGGCAACCAACCGATTCCTGCGAGACCTGAAGCTCGCCAAAAAACGCGGTAAAGAGCTCGTCAAAATCGAGACCGTCATCGATACCATCTCCAAAGGACAGCAATTAGCCCCGAAGCATCGTCCCCATCGCCTTCAAGGTGAGATGCGCGGATTATGGGAATGCCATATTGAGCCAGATTGGCTTCTGATCTGGGATGATGCCGAAGATGCAATTATCCTTGTGCGTACAGGCACTCATGCCGATCTATTCGACTAGCGCGGCGTTAATTATCACCCCGCGTTAGTGCCATGATTTCCTCCGTGCTCATGCCTGAGCTGCTACTGCCTCGTAGCACAGCGAAACGGTTGGGCTGCCTTCCGGAAGCGCTTTCTTTATCAATCTTCCCGAGGTTGACGCGACCATCCTCGGCAAGCGTAAAAGCAACCTTGCTGCCT